TAAATCCACTTTTCTTTTTAATGTTTCCATATTCGTAATTTATAACTTGTGATTGTTAATTAAATTCCCAAATTTTGGCGACGTTCAGCCAACAAATCTTCACCATCGACTTTGTAAATGTTATTCAATACATCTATTTCAATGATTTCTTCGCCGTCCACTTCTTCCTTATAATAAAGGACCGAAAATGTACTTTCCACTTCGGTATCTTCTTTCGGCTTGTATCCTCCGCCCGGATGTTTGGTTGGATAACCTTTCAGATAGATAACGACAGGAACTTCTTCTTTAATTCCTCCGTTATCATACTCGGCTTTACTGGAACGAACCATGATATCAACCGGTTTCAGAAAATTAGCGCAAGCCAATTTAGCTTCATTGTCGGGATATGTCCATTTGATAGTCGATTCCATTTTGTCGAATCCGTTGAAAAATTCAGCAGAACCAATCATGCCAAGCGATTTGTAATCCGTCATTACAGCCTGAATATCGGGGCAAGTTACTTCCGATGCCTGTCCATGTTTACTGATGCTATTGACGTAAACATTTGCGTCATATACTTTTGAAATCTTCATGATTATGCAATGTTAGAGAGTTGAGACAAATCAATTTTATAGGTAAACGTCAGGCGTTGCATTGGCAAAGCAGGCGTAAATTCGATGTCGAAAGTCAAATGACCTTGTGCCAAATCATTCGATGAATTGCTTTCCGGACGATAGAAACATTTTCCGTAAACAATCTTCCCTTGAGAGAATAAGCCGTTCAGGTATTGATTGACCGTATTGCGGATGGCGTCCACGTTTGCTTTGATAAACGGTTTGTCAATAAACGGGATGCAAGCCTTTTGTATGGCACATTTCATGATCGCCCGCGTTCGGCGAACACACTCAAACGCTTCGGTATTAGTGTTTCCCGGAAATCCGGCAGCATAATTACCCCATTCCACAATGCCGTTTCCAAACATGTTAACTGCCGTCGTAATTCCGGCTGCATTCAGCAAATTAGCTTCACAATTGGTGTCGCCCAAAGCAAAGGTTAAATCTACGTCCATGCCTTCCACACCGGTAACGCGGTGATTTGATGAAGATACGTGCCAACCTTCTTCCAAGTCGATTTTCGCACGTAATCCGGCGGCAAAAGCCGACATCGGTACGTTTAGATAGCGTTCTACGGCGGGTGTCGTTTCGGCATCCACGTATGCCGGATTAGAAATGAGAAAATGAGGAAACAATAGTTTTTGCCCGTCGTTCAGCGTAGCAAAGTCGCCGTTGTTTCCACGAGATTTTAACGCATCGTTGAATGTGTAACCATCCGGCGTATCAATGTAAGCCATTGATTCGTTTTTGTTGGTGATAGCTATCAAAGCTTGTTTCACCGCTCCCAAAGCCGAATAGCGAGGCGTAATGTAAATCATCGGTTCAAAGCCGAATTTTCCCAAAGCTGTTTCAAAAAGCTGCAATCCGGTTCGCACACCGGTTGCATCCACTGTTCCGACAATGTCGGCAGGCGCTACTGTAGCAGTGTCGGATTTTATTTTTACAACAAATACCAAGGCGCTGCCGCTGGTACCGTCTTGCATACGAATTGCCCGTAAAGCTTCGGGGATAGTTCCCAAAGTACCGAATTGCGCATCATCTTTAGCGCTTTTACACAAAATGAGTTTATTTATCTCACCTTGGTCGGCGGTTCCTACCAGACCGATAACAGCGGTCACTACATCGTTGACCGGGGTAAAATCGGCAGGCAGGTTTAAATGTTCGATTCCATGTAAGAAAGCCATGTTTTTTATTTTTTAGAGTTTTTTTCCTGTTCCACTTCCTTGATTTGTTTTCGTGCCAATAAGGCCCGAACGGTGATATCGCTTTCCGGCAAATCTACCGTATCGCCTTTTTTTAAGGCATATTCTTTCTTATCTCCGTTTTCTTCTTTGATTCCGAAAACGATATAGGGCGACAATACTTGGTATTTTTTCATTCCATTACATTTGTTAGATTGTTTATAATTTGCTTAATCAGTGGTGAATGCTCCTCATTTTCCTCGTTGCAGCTTTCCACAATGTAGCCGGTGAAGGAGCATTGCAAGGCATATTGATAGTAGCCTTGCATTTCGGAAACATAGCCGAATTTTTGAAATGTAACCGGTGTTCTCATTCCTTTTTCATGATATCCCAACAACCTTTTAGTGATAGTTTCAAAGGAGGCATAAATACCGGATTTTCCGCGTAGCTTCCGTGCAAAAATGACAATCTCGAAGGTCATCGTTTCTGTTTGCGCAGTCATTCCCAATGTTTCGGGATCTTCATACTGACTTCCCTGATACAATATATATACCGACGGTTTGGATGATTTCTGCCGGCTCAACACAGAAGAATCAATCTCGCAGGTGAGTATATCCAATTCCGGACATTTCTGTAGCCGGTCGATAATCATCTTTTCGTAATTTTCGTATTTCATTGCGCTTTTTCTTTGCAGGGTTCGAGATGTGCAACGTATGTTTTTCCGTCAAATTTGCTTGTAATGTCCGTTATCAAATACTTTTTCCCTCTTACCGACATGTATTGCGGAATTTTAGCATCCACTTTCCTTTTTAATCCTAAAAAATTGTCTTCGTAATACTCTGCCGTTGCTTGCGTCGGACGCCATTCGTGTTTCTCTAAATCACCGATTTGCACCGGTTCCGTTGGATTTTTAAAGAGGACTTTCCCTTCTACCTGATTCAACTTTGACTTTTGCCAGACGGCATTTTCTCCCATTAGCTCAGTAACGGTCGAAAATACCTGTCCGGCAAAATTGTCAAAGTCTGTCATCGGTAGAAGATTAAAAAGAGAGTTTCACATCAACTGTTTCATCGGTAGCTTTTGCCGTTTTCCACGCATAGCCGATGAAAGTATTACCGGTAGCAGTAACTACAATGGTAGCTACTTTATCGGTAACATTGACATACACCTTTTTGCCTTGGTTGATGGGTCCGCTCCCTTTTTTCAGGTTGTAAACGCCTTCGACCGACAACGTCATTAATTCGCCTTCTTTACCATCAGTAATGGCTACTCCGGCAACATCTTCCACAACAACTACGTCACCGCTTTTCACTTCCGAACCAGCGGCTACTGTATATTGGATGGTTTTACCATCCTGTACTAAATTTTTCATATTCCTAATTCGTAATTTTTAATTCGTAATTCGTAATTGATTATGCTTTTCCGTTGGATTTTACCAACCCTCGCCAATCAATTGCGGCCGTTCCGAAATCACCGCGGACAGCATATTTCATTGAATCGGTATTGAAATCATCTTCGTTGTTTACACGCAAATTTTCGTTTCCTTCCAAATAAGCGTAATAAAGAGAATCAATCGCATTGGGATCGGCCGACAGATACCATGCGTCGGAATCGGTAAAGCGGGGTTCAACAATGATGTCGAAAGCGTTGGTAAACACATTGACGTCTTTTGTCGTACTTGCTGCGATGGCGGTCATCAATTTGCGGGCTGTGATTTCCAGTTCCGGAGGAACAATCAGGGATTTCGGGATTACCCGGATACGACGTTTTCCATCGAGAGCGGTTTGCTTTTTGAAAATCAATTGAGCGGCAGCCAACCCCTCTTCGCTCAACGTGCTGTTAGCGCCGGTCAAAAGGTTTTTATGATCGGTTGAAAACAATGCTTTGCCGTCCGGCATATTTCCGTTAGCAATAATCAAATCCCAAACAAGATCACCCCGAAGTTCGTCCCAATCTTTTATAAAACGAGATGGAATGATTGACAACGCATCCAAGTCATCGTTGATGAATGCTTGGCGAGTGAATTTGATTCCTTCAGCATAGCTTTTCACACGAATAGACGATTTACCTTCAACCAATTTTGTGTATTTGATTTCATCGCCTTCGGGCGTTTCCTGCATTCCATTTTTACTTTCAACTTGATACAGATTTTTAGCACGAAAATCGGTTACACTGGTTTGACGAGCTATTTTGTCCCAAAATTCGGGGGCAAAAGCGTAATCGGCGCGTAACATTTTGTCGATAGCGCCTTCAAACAAAATTGGGAAATCACTGGAGCTATGTGTACGAGAGAAAACAAGATTGGCAACCTGTGCTTTATCCAATCCTCGCACACTGACACCACGTTCGGTGAGTAATTCTTTACCCATTTCTATCAAAGTCATTCCTCTGTATTCGTTCTTACCTTCTTTGAGTTTGAAAACAGATGGATAGACGCGGTGCAAAATAGCTTCCTGAATGGCATCACGTTTCTTTTCGATTCCTTCGACTCCTACACCGGCGGTGTGTTGACTGTTCACAGGCGGCGTTTGATTGGCTACCATTTTTGAGATGATTTCCTGACGGCATTCTTCTACTGTTTTTATGCTTTGATACAATTCAATAGCATAAGTATCCGAGAGTTTAGCAGCGCGAACCGACGTAAGTATTGCATCCAACCGGGTGCGTTCTTCCTGTGTAGCTTGTGCGCGGATGCTTTGTACGTCCAAATTTCTTTCTCCTTTCGGTTCAACCTGAATCGTATCCCCTACTTCTCCATTTTCCTGAGCAATATAAACTTCACCGTCAATGGTGATTTCATCGCCTTCTTTTACCGGATTACCAACAACTTCGTAATCCTTTCTTTTACTTTTTTCAGCCATTTTTCTATTGTTTTGATGGTTTATAATAATTTCGTTTTCATCTGTGTGGGTGCGAACGCCACTGTTAATGTCGGCAGGTATGGGAACAAAGGAAATTTCCATTGGCATCCAATCTATGGCGCGATAAACAGGGCGTTTGCCTTCGCCTTGTGGTTCCTCCCGATTGAATTTATACACGCAGTAACCAACCGAAATTTCACTGATAATTCCGTCCGCGATGTCCTTAAATAATTCTTCGACCTGACTTCGTTTGGAAAACTGAATACGGGCACAAGCCTCCCTTTTGTCATTTATCCATATTTCTATGGTTTTACCTATTTGACTAAATACTGACCATGAATTGTGAGTGTCCAGTACCGGAAGTCCTTTTTTGATATAATCCATGCGAATAGCCGATGTATCACAGCTTAGAACTTCGTCGTAATCTTCTCCCCATCCAAATCTTCCTACAGGAGTTTCAGTAGCAAATACAACTTCAACCTCCCTACTGTCTACATTCAGTGAAGCCGGTTGAACAAGCGCCCTTCCGTATATTTTTGATATTGTTTTTTTTGCCATATTGAAAAATATTTATTGATTACTATTTTTCTTTACCATTTCCCGGTAAAATAATGCTATCCGGCATTATATCTAATTCTTTTAACCGTTCGACATCCTGTTTGTATTCTTCAAAAAATTCTTCCGGTTCACGGCCGGTTTCTCGAATGGTTTCACTCCATGTAGCCAAACCGGATTGAATCCGTTTTATTTGTGCAATAGTTTCTTTTACCGGGTCTAATTGTTGCACACGAGGTGCAGTCCAATCAGCTTTTACCGGTTCAACTATTTTTCCTGTTATCATACATGCTGCGACAAACCATTTCCACACAGGGGCGCAAAATTGAGGAACCATCATATTGTATTGCCAGCTTCTGAAATTAGCCGTTACATCTATTTTGGCCATCCGGCCGGAAGTGAAATTGACGCGACTATAGTCCATAGTCAGCATTTCGTAAGTAATACCGTAAGCAGATGCTATTCCTTGCAAAATTCGTGTGGAATAGCTGTCATATTCCGAAACACTTGGCGGGCTG